GCCCTCGATGCCGTCAATTGTGCCGGGGGAATAGCCCAGATAGGTGAGCAAACACTGAATTTGCTTTACCGTCATACGTTCACCTCTTCCCAGCCCTGAGGGTATGCGGACGGGCTCCACACATTGTTTGCAATGGTGCTGCGGTAGATCACCCCGCCATCGGTGCAGCAGTCACCTTTGCTGTAGGGGCTGGTGGAGATCGCCACAAAGGGCAGCGCCTTGGCCGGGTCTGTAGACCACGCAAAGCCCCACTGGGCGGGCAGCTCCTCCGGCACTTGTGTATAGATGGTGCTGTCATAGGGCTGCACCAGCCGCACCACACGGCCAGCAGACGATTGGCACACAAACCCGGTCTTGCGCTCCAACATGTTTTTGTTTGCGACAGCGGCCTTGAAACTGGGAATATCACTATCCGCCGCGTTCAGTTCGGTGCCTGTCATGTCCGGGGCTTTCTCCTGCAAGGCGAGCGCGTTCGCCCGCCCCTGAGCATACATGATGCTTTTTCTTTCCTCTTGTGTCACAGACTGTCAACCCCTTTCTTGTAGGCGTCATCCAGCTCTTTCAGCTGTTCCTCGCCGCCGCTGGCCTTGATCTCGGTGATTTTTGTAAGAATAGCGTTTTTGCGTTCTTCGATGGTCATCACGCATTATTCACCCCCAGAGCAACTTCGATTTCAGTCAACGCAGATTCATATTCGGCATTCTGAGCAACAACCGTCTGGTATTGCTCCCGCTCATACTCCCGCTGGGCGGCGTCTAACTCTGCCCACGGCTTCCACGGGGCGATCATCTCACCGGCAAACACCACTCCATCAGCACGTGTCCACGTCTGCCCCGCCGGGACGAAGCGATAACCCTCAACGTAGGTATCGCATTTGCCATCGAAAGCGTCCGTCTCGATTGCAGTCAATCCTTCGCCAGAGGCGGTATGACATTTGAATTCGAAATCTATCCAGATAGTTTTCATGCCTCTATCACCTCTATCTCAGTAATAGTAACCCCTAATAGCTTCTGATAATTGGTGGAGTTTACACGCACTGCGACATATCCGCTGGTCAGATTGCTAACGTCCAATGTATGCTGTCCAACGCTCTTTGCTTCGACTTTTGCCGCAAACACATCGTCATAGAACTTACTTGGCTTTGCACGGTATACGCCAACGTAGCAGTGTTCCAGGTAGGTGCTATCAGATACATTGGAAATCGTGAATTTTATAGTTGATATATTTGTCAGGTCTATCAAGTTCACTGTGTTCGCCGCACCGTAAACTCCCGATCCACCGAATACTGAGGTTCGAACAGTCATGCTTGAATTGCCAAGAACCAAGGCATCCTCTAATACAGAGCCGCTGGCTCCACCACTTAAATTCGACACTTCCCATCCGCCGGTCAAATCGGTGCATTGATCTCCAGCATTGTATAGGAAAGTTTGATAATTGATAGTTAGGCTCTTACTCTGGCCGTCCGCTGTGATGGTTGCATCTTTACTAGCGCTGTCCTCGCCATCCGTGGCTGTCACCGTCCAAGTCCCTGCGTTTGGCACCACGCAAGCCCATGTGCCGCTGGTATCCGGTGCGGTAAGGGTGGTTGTGCCGTCCGTAGCGGTGCAGGTCGAACCGGCGGGATAGGTGATGTTGATGGTGGCTGCGAAAAATGCAATCACGGTTGAATAATCGGCGGTAACGACAACAGGCTTAGATGAGGTTTGTGACCCATCTGTAATCGTAAGTGTCCACGTCCCACTTGCAAGCCCCTTGAAGACCACCACGCCGCTGGTGCCGGAGTTCTTGATCTTACTCTTGCCGTCCTTGGAAACAGTCACAGTGACGTTCGCCGGGGCTGTGACGGTCAGGGTGCCGCCTGCGCTACCGCTGCCAAATCCCTCAAGTGCTACTTCTCCCATTACCTGCTCACCTCCACAATAACAGGAATATCCACCTCAGGGGCTTCATCCAAGCACACAAACGTTACACCCCCGGCCTCCGTTTTCGCGTATGTAATCGCTGCGCAAGCATCCCGTATAGCGCTGTCGGTGTCCACGTTGCCGGAATAAATAGGCCAGCTTTTCACGCTTTCGTTGCTATCGCCCAGAATGGAACTTAGGAGGATTTTCTGCTTGTACGCGCCGGAATTTGAAGTCCAGCCGGATGCAAGCAGCGTCACCTCGTATTTCTTTTTGCTCAATCCGCTGAGCGCATCCGCCGGGGTGGGATTGATTACGTTGGGGCACAACTGATTTGCTAGGCTATCAGGCAGAACAGACGCTTTATTGTAGGGCGTGCCCTCCACAAGCGGTCGGTCGTCTCGCTCAATCGTCACGCTCAGCGTCTGCCCATTCATTGTAAGCTTGTACTGCCCCGGCATTCCCGGTACTCTATCCGTCATAAGGCTCCTTCCCCAGCGTATATTTCACCGCTGTAACGATAAGTTTGCTTAATTCCCGCGATTCTGGAAACTGCGATTTCCAGAACTTTTTCAATGCTGTTTGCTCCATGCCATGTGAGATTTTCCATCGTATTCGGCAGGGCGTTTGAAATAATAAAAATGCTCTTTATCTTTGCTACGTTACCCAGATATCGCGCCATCTGGGGCGCTACCGGCCATTCTGCGGCGGAGAAGTCCCCCGGCAATCCCCAGTCCGTTTTTACCGTTAACTGCTCGGAAACGCCCAAAGACGGGAATTGCTCCACTATTTCCGAAACTGCCGTTTCCACACGGTTCAAGTCCGTGTAGCTGTACAGTCCTTTTTCGTTGCCCAGCAAAGCATCCGATTCCGTTCTATCTGTTACCAGCGCCATCAATAGAGCACCTCCATTCCACCAGAATAAATCTCGCCGGAATACGGCCACACCGATTCAAGCGTTACTTCAATACCCTGAATCTGGATAGAGGCGGTGTGCCCGTTTTGCGTCAGTGTGCTATCCATGGAAGATATAAAGCCGCGCGTAATTGTGCCCCATGGTGTAAGGCTTGAGGCTATGTCTCCCGCTTCCTGCCCCGAAATAACCACCTTTTGAGTTGCTGTCTGCCGCCGCTGTTTGGCCGAATATAGGCGTTCAGCGGCCTCTAGAGCATTGCCGTTGTGAATAAGGGTGCATTCCGATACGGAGGCATAATTGCCGCGTTCCTTCGCCGTCGCTTCCGGATTTAATTTCGTGAACGCCCGAGTAGTGTGCAGGTACGTTTTCGCTGTGAGTTTTACCGTTCCGCTGGCCGTTATCTTCACCCAATTCACGTCGGAACCGGTGATTTCTCCGCCCTCAATCACGTAATCGTAATGGGGAGCAGAAAAGGTGAAAAGCACATTCTCTCCGTTTACTTCTTCCTCGTTCATCAGCGTTTCCGTTACATCCTGCTGTGTGTATGTGTGGGCTATAACTTCCACCCGGGCATATCTCGGCGCGGTTCGCACGTTGCCGCCCAGAAGAATTTCCGATTCCCGGAACCTCTGCGTAACGGCGGACGGGATAGGCAACAGCCGTATTTTCGTGGAATCCTGCGTGGTTACAAGAGCGCCCACCGAAAAGGCTACACGCTGTAGCGCTTCTCTCTGGGAGCATACAGGCAGATACCCGGTGACGGTAGAGGTTGCAAACTCCGGGGCAATTTCAAATTCCCAGTTGCTCAGGATATCGGCCACCATTTCGGAAAGTGGCCGCTGGTAATACATCCCGCCAAGAAATTCATCCGCCAACAAGCCGATTGCAGACTGTGCCTCAATGGTGTAATTGGCTTCTGCTTTTCGTGTGCTGGATTTGATATACTGGGTAGCTCTCAGTTTCCCATCCTTGTACAGCTCCACTCGCTGGTTCTCCTGCGGTAAAAAGCTCCTGTTCTGCGGGTCGTAAATGTTCACCGACATTGTATCCACCGTGAGTTCACAGATGGAGGGGTCGATTTCATTCACAAGCCGCACCGACGTTATTTCATTCGCCCCAAGTAAAACTGTCCGGCCAACTTCAATTCTTTGAATTTTGGCAAATTGGCCGGGGTGGTTTGTTTTTTTCAGGGTGATTACGATTTTATCGAAGCTTTCCACTGTTTCCAGCAAAGTCCAGTTTGCGCTATCCGGGAAATAATCCTGATTCACAATGAGCGTTTGCCCGTTGTACCACGCTACGTGGATTTCGCTGCACCACTGTTCCGTGGCGGGGGAAAATGTGAATGTAAAGCCCGTAGAACTGTACGGCACCGGGAATGTGATGGTAATTACGGGAGGGCTTTCAAATTGCCCATTCTCGCCGGAACGTGCCACGCTCCACCAGCCGGGGTGTGGGTCGTCCGGTAATAGCTTTCTAGTTCCGTCCAGCCTCCACAGTCCCGGCTCTAACGTGGCGTATGCCTTGCTTTTGCCGCCGGATGCTATGAGCGCATCGGAGGAAAACGCATTCCCCCCGGTGCTTTCCGCTATCATTTTTTCCTGTGCGCCCTCAGGCGCATCAATGTAGTTTATTTCTAAGCTCATACAAGTACCTTCGGGGCTTGCGCCGTAAAGTTTATCTTGATTTCTCCCCACTCCACGCCGTTGCTGTGCAGCCGCCGGATAGGCTGAGTTCCAGTAGTGACGTACATCCTTTGTGTAAGCGTCTGCTGGTTGTAAGGGAATACGCATACATGAGACGCTACCGGTTGGCTTATTGCCTCCCAGAAAGCGTCCAGCGCCGCCATATCGCCTTTATCAGCTACCACCATTGTGTAATTGTAGTACGTGCCGATTGGGTCGCGGTAGATGTTCCCATTCTGCGTAGTGCTTGCTGCAATGGCATCCTTTATGGAGAAAGAACGGCTCAGCGATAGCACGGAAACATTGTATTCCACGCCATCGAGAAGAAATTGAACAATCACATAATCACCTCTTTAGCAAGGCTTGTCCCGCGCCGCTGCGCTTCTGATTTGATTTCCGGATACAATGCGCGGACAAACTGCGCAAGAGTTCCCTCGAAGTTCACCTCCGTGGTGATGTTGATTTCTCCGATTTCCTCACGCACGATTTTTCGGAGTAAATCCTCGGGGGCTTCCAAATTCGTGCCGTTCCTCTGATCGCCAAGAACGGCCATAAACGGAGCGTTTGGAGGAATTACCGCACCAGATGCAAGGTAGGGAATGCCCATAGCCGCATCCGAACTAAACAGAGCTTGCGGGGAAACTGCGGCGGGGTTTCCAGATACAGCGGATCGTGGGCTTGCGCCGTTTTTGATGGTAACGGTGAATGTCTTCCCCTGCAAACTGTTAATCTTGGATTGCATCTGATTGATATACTTTTCAACCTCTGTGTACATATTTTTCCACGCCGTTTCGCTGTCCGATTGCATAGTGGTAAGAGTATCGGATAACGTAGTACCGATATTTTCTATGTCCGATTGCATAGCGGTAAGAGTATCGGATAACGTAGTACCAATATTTTCTATCGATGTTTTGAGCGGCGATTCAACGTTAGTCTCAAACCATTTCCCTACACCTTCCCACTTGCTTTTCAACGTCTCCGCGCCAGTGGTGGCCATGTCCTCAGTGGCTTTCTGGACGGATTCCATTCCTTCGGTGGTGGGGTTCACGAATTCGCCGGTAATCTTCGCGCCAGAATCAGAAGCGGAGTTGCCAACGTTAACAATTCCAGTTTCGATGCTCGCCATTGTGCTAGATGCAACGTCTTTCTGTGAAGTGTAATTGCTCCACGCAGCATTAAAGTTTTCAACATCCGACTGCGTACCTTTCACAGCACCAGCAACAATCTCCATAGATTCCTTGGAACCGTCCGCCCACTGCCGAATAGCTTCCTCCGCATATCCCATATCCACGGCTTTCTGTAAGTTTTCGTGGTATGTGGAGATAGCCGTGGCGTTATTGTTCAGATTTTGGGTGATGCTTGCAATGGAGGTGGCGCTGACGCTGCCCATCTTCTCGAACAATCCCGTTGTGGAATTCAAAGAATCTGCCGCCGATTCTTTAGCATTCTGGAATTCTTCGGCAAGTGCTTTTTGTTCCTCGGTAAGTTCTGCGGTAGTCTCTGTGGCTTCCTTCTGCGCATCGGAAAGCTGGCCTGTACCTTCTGTTGCACCTCCAAGCTGGTTTTCCAGTTCCGCTAATAAGGCGTCCTGTTCGGAAACAGCGTCGTTTGCGGCGGCAATTTCTCGGTTTAAGTCTGGGATTTCACCTCGGCAATCAATGTATGATTGAAGTAGTGCTTTAGTTTCTGCGGTTAGCCCCGATACGTTCCCGTTTTGCATTACAAATATATCAGCCAAATGATCGAGTTCCTCGGCAGTATATCCAAGCTCGTTTTGCAGCTGGGTTTGCACCGATTCAAATTCATTTGTAATTGCTATGAGGTCGGCTTGTGCTTCATAAAGGTCAAGCGTGGCCTCTGCCTGAGCTTCCAGAATAGCGGAATAGCGCTTTTCCTTGGCCGCATACAGCGCCTTTTGCTTCATGGCGTCGATGTTTACCAACTGCGCCTTGCTGTTCGCTGTAAGTAGGCCGGTTTGCTCGTCAATCTGTAAATTCAGCTCAGGGTATATCTCATTCAGCAAATCAACGACGGTAGCATAGTCCCTCGCGGCATCCGCCGACGTTGATACTTGCGGGGCGAGTTCTTCGAGCCTCTGCTTGAGCAAATCCGCCTTGATTGCGTTACGCTCTATCAGCTGCTCGGATTCCTCATATTCAGTGTTTGCCGCATCCACCGCATCGGTGAAGTCCTTCATGTCGCCCGCAAGGTCTGCGGAAGCGGACGTTTCAGACATTCTTTGCAATGCGCTGGTGATTCCCTGAATAATGGGAGTAAGTCCCTCTAGAATCGGAGTGCCGATTTTTGCTAGGAACTGCTTCCACGCCTCCGAAAGCTCGCCGGTAACGTTCGTCCACTGCTCAGCCTCGCGCGCCGCCTGCCCGATTGCGCCGGATGCTTCGTTGCCAGCCTCCACCATGGAAAGTAGCACATCAACCTTTTGCGCTTCGGAAAGCTCTTGGAAAGATTTCGCATACTTCTTGTTTGCGGCGGTGTTTCGCGTGGTTTCCGTGGCGGCAATGCCCAGAGCGGCATCATTAGCGTAGTTGCCCTTTAGGAAAGATAGCAAAGATTCTGTAGTTTCCTCTACCGATCTATCGTAGTACGCCGCGCTATCCGCAGCCGCTCGAAGCGCACGGGACGCAATATCCATAGCGGCTTCCGTATCGCCGCCGGCCGATTTCGTAAATGCAAAAATCTTTGTAAAGGAGCCTTGCATTCGCGTTGCGGTAATGCCGGTTTCCTTGGAAATGGAATTCAGGGATTTTCTGGCTTCCTTCTCAACACCAGAAAAAGCCTGCTCAAACTGGGCATTGGAAGCGGCCACGTCTGCCGCCGCTGCAACGGCCTGTTTGCCCAGCTCCACAAGTTCCCGTGCAATGGCTTTCAGCGCACTGATAAGGGCTTCGGCGGATAAGTGCGCCTTGAACATATCCTTGAAAGCGTCTCCGGCGCCTTTGGCCTTTTCCCCGGATTTTTCGGTTTCCTCTCCGGTTTTTTCTGCCGCATCCTGAATCTCATAGAGGTTTTCAATGATATGGTGTGAGCCTGTTTCCGCGTCGGACTGAACCGCATCCCATGCACGTTCCATCGCGGATTCCTGATCGTAGCCCAGTTCCTCATACACCTGAGCAATCTGCTTTGCCCGCTGTTTCTCGCTCAGGGAATCGTTTGCACGAATCGTTTCGATTTTAGCGTATGCGGATTGGTAGCTTGCTGGCAGCTTCTCAAACGCATCTTTGTAATTTGTATTCTGGAACGCTTTTCCAATGTTGTCGGCGGCCTTTGCTGCCGTCTCCGCCGTTTTTATGAAAAGCCCCTGAATCTCGTCAGCGCCTTTTTGTACGCCTTTCGTATCAAGCTTAGAATCAATTAAAATCTGCCCGTCTGACATTTAGCCACCACCTAACAAGCCCTTGATTTCTTCCCGTGCCTGCCGCACTGCGTCGGTGTCCTTGTTTTTCAGATCCACAAGCTTCCGGTTCTCGCGGTAAAATTTCTTTTCGGATTTATCCAACTTTTCGCCTGTGGAAAGTTTGTTCCGGATTCTCAGCACCGTGCAGAACAAGCCTTTATCAATGCTCATGAACCAGCCGTACACCGTCCACCAGTGGATATCCGGGGACAGCCGGATTTCCTGCCCAGACACCTGATTTAGCGCCGGAATGATGATATCCGCGTCCTGCTCCCAGTCCATCAGTTTAGGCCGAATCTTCCCGTCCGGTTCTCTGCCGCAATCCAGAAACCACCGTGCCTTTTCTATCGCTTCCGGGATATCTGCTGACGGAATCCGCGCCCACTGAGGGAATATGCGGCACACCATGTTTGTGACTTTTTCCGCTCTCCCTTTTTCGGGGTCGCTCAGCTCAGCTAGTGCGGCAATAGCATTTTTCCACCCGTAGTTAATGGGGTAAGCCACCTCCCCGACAAGCAGGGAGGTGGGGAGATCATACGCGGCCATTACACCGCACCATCAGCCGTAAAAGTAAACGCTCCGTCCGCAACCGAAACGGAACCAATAGTCCGTTCGCCGCCGTAGGTGACATTGATAGGCATGGTGAGATTGCCGCCGCCATCGCCGCCCAGACTGCTGATTTCCACGGCGCACGCCTTGTAACGCTCTGCAAAGAACTTCGTGGTGCCGTCGCTGTACACGTACTTATGTACAATCAGCATATCATTGTTGGACATTGCCTGCGGGTTCTGGTCTCTCACGCCCTGGTTCCAGATCTGGATAGCGGCCTTGTCGCCGCCGGAGATCTCCCACCCGTCAAAGCTCTGGGTAATGATGGGCTTTTTCATGCTGGAATAGGCGTTGCCGATGATATCCTGATTGGTTTCGCGCTGCCAGTCGAAGTCCTCCTGCCCGCTGTAAACGCGGATACCGACGGGCGCCCACTCGGGAGCAGTAGAAGTGCCAACGTTCAGATTCGCGATCAGCGTTTCGCGCGCAATGGTAACGCCATCAGCAACATTAAAGCTCAGATTATCAGCCATATTTCTTTCCTTTCTGCGGATTTACCGCCTTGTAAATTCGTGTGTGTAGTTCACAGTGATTGGAATTAGCCAATCCTGTGTTTTGTTTTCGTTTGGTTCGAGCGCATAGGAGTTGAAGCGCACGACCTTTGTGATTTTCCGGCTTCCGGTAAGGGGTGGATATGCTTCCAGCTGGTACAGCTTGCCGCCTATCGTCACCGGCTCACGGCACGCCCAAGCGCCCAGCTTATCAAGAAAGTCATTCGTCCCGGCTTTCACGTACTCATTGGTAGCGTCTGTGCGATACACCACGTAAAATGGGAATTGGCACTCCTGCCGGATGTTGCCGACAATATCGGATTTCTCGGAGTACACCAGCGTTCCGCTTTCCGGCTCCATAGAAATACCCCCGTCCTCAGACAAGTCACTTCGAGAAATGACCCGCCCATTCAGACCGGGGTATTGATTCAGCAGCTCCACGACGGCGTCTTTCAGGATTTCAAATCCTTCGCCGTCAACGCTTATCGGTTTCGGTGTGTCCATTATCCAGTGCCGACCTCCTTTTTCACCAGATCGACCCACTTGCCGCAGTCCTTGCGTTTGGCCTTGTCAAACCATTCGGGGCCGCCACGGGTATAAGTCAGTTTCTTCCCGTTTGTTTCCTTCTTTTCGCCTTTTTTTGCCCACGCAGAGCGGGATTTTTCGCCGACCATGACGTTTCCTTCATACAGAAAGCGTCCCATAGGGGGGACGCCCGCCATCACCTGCCCAGAACCGGCAATGGCCGCAGACATCCCCTTGGTTTCGTTGATGAATTGCCCTTCTCGCATCGGCATAAAGGGAACCATAGAAGTCATAATGGCGCTATCAAGGGCGAACTGCGCACGGTTGAAATTGCCCCCCAACCGGCTCATATCCACCTTAATGTCCACGCCATTGGTGATAACGGAGAAGTTCTTGAAGCGGTGTATTTTCTGCGCCATATCATTTCCCCCATACCTCGATCAGCGGAATGACGGAGTGCCGGGAGACAGACGAAATTGTGAATACGTTATCCTTTGTGCGGTTCATGTAGGCGTAAAATCCTTCATCCGTCCAACGTTCGTCGGAATCCGCCACAATGCCGCCATCCCATTCACCATTCCAGAAAAAATCGCCTGTGGGGCTGAACGTAATGGAATCTTCGTTTCCATCCCATTCTTTAGGCTCCAGCAGGCGTTTCCCTGCGATATTGGTTACACCGTCTTTTTTCTGGTAATGAATTCCAACGTATGCGCTATCTTTCGATTCTGCGCCATACTTGGCAAGGATTGCGGCACGATCTACATTAAGATTGCAATTCTCAATGATGGTGGGATACCACGTAGCACCTTTCCCACGGTCTCCGGGCTTGCGATTGAATACGGTAACGGTGTCCTTGTACATTACATCACCTCGGGGTATACGCCCATGTACAAAAGATTCACGCCGTTTGCATCCTCCACGCCGGACAGACCGTCACGAACGATATTGAAAAGCATTTTCCGCTTAGCGGCGGTATCCTTCACAGCAACATCTATCGCCGTTGTGCTGCCCTGCCCTTCCATGTAAGATATCGCCTCGTTACCGGCTTCCACGCGGGAAATGATTTTCCGCTGCAATCCGTTTTCGGTTTCAATGTACCCTCTGCTCATGTTGGCGGCCTGTTCCGCCTCATAGATTTGGTACAGCGTATTCACCAGCTGAGCAGCGGTAAATTTCACGGCATAGACTGAATCCTCGTCCACGGGGAACGCCTTTTTCAGCTTCCGCACGCTATCGATTCCGGTTGTATATTTATCCATTGTACGGCAAGCCTCTATTGCCAGCCGCTCATAGATGTTTTCATCAATTGGGGAGTACCACCGTATATAATCCTCAAACGTGATATACATTGGCCGTCGCCTCCTGCTGCTCCAAAAATTCTGCTATGATATCTGCTTTCTTGGCCTTTGTGATGCTATAGCCCAGCTTCGCAGAAAGAGCCTTGATCTCCGGTATTGTCAGTTTTTCAAGGCTCTCCTGCGTATAGCTTGCCATTGAGCTATAGCCGGTTAACCCCCCTGACTTGTGCCGCCGCCGGGGTTGGAGGCAGCCGCCGCAATGATCGCGGCCATATCCTTGTTCAGGGTCTTCACGCCGCAGATCATATCAATGGAAATGGTGTCGGTTTTGGTGGTGATGTTGTAGTCCTGCACCACGCGGAGGCCGAAACCGTCGTAGTTCACAATCGCTGCATTTGCCGCGCCCTGCGGCAGAGCCAGAGGCCGGGTAACGAATGCGAAAGCGTTTTTGTGGAAAGCCAGTCCCAGAACGCCCGCGGTGTCCGCGTTCTGGTCAACGTAGAAGTCCATGCCGAACTTCCGGCCAAGAGACGCTTCACGCAGCGCCGTACCCGCGTCGCCCACCTTCTCGGCGCTGATGAACAGGTCGGTTTTCAGCAGCTTCGTTTCGGTATCGGTGTTGTACACAAACCGGCGCCCGGTCAGCGGGGTTGCAGACTTAGTGAGGTATGCCCGCGCGTCAATCACGTCGTTCTTGATATCGGTGGTCGCCGTCACCTTGTTGGTGATACCGGATGCAAGGCCAAGCAGATAGCCGTCAACCTTATCGGCGAACGCCTGCATAGCGGGGACAATGAACTGCGTGGAGAAGCTCGCAATATCCATCGTCAGCTCCTTTGCGGTGACTGCGAAAGATACATCAAGGAACTTATCCATTTTCACGGTAACGCCGCTTTCGGTAGCATCCTGCACGGAGATGGTGCCGGAAAACTCCTTTGCCGTGAACGTTGCGGGCTTGCGGATGGTGATGGTATCGCCCACACCGGTGACAAACTCGCTGGAATAGTCGCGGTGTACCAGATTTGCCATAACTGCGTTGTTCCGCAGCACCATAAGGGCTTCACGGGCGATAATGTCGGGGGTAAGAATCGTATTTGCCATAAATAAAAAACTCCTTTACTTCTTTCTTGCGGCGATATAGTCCGCCATACTCATTTTGCTGAGGTCTGTTTGCTGGCCGCCTCCACCGTTTCCGGGATTATCGAAGCGTGCCGCGCCGCCGTTATCTTCAAAGAGGTATCCGCTATCGGTGCGCAGTGCATCCAATGCGGCTTTCATATCCTCTTTCTGATTCTTGCTATTGCGCAGAGCATCAACATCCAGAAGCGCAGTAATAGCCTTAGCGTTCTTGCCTTTGGCTTCGGAAATCACACCGGCCAGAAGCTCGTTGAATTCCCGGTCTTCCCGCTCCTTCTTGTAAGTGGCCTCTGCCTGTTCGTGCTTGAGTTTCCACGCGTCCCGCTCCTTCACGATAGCGTCAAAGTCTTTCCCCTCGAATCCCTTGAGCGTGGTCTCGGCGGCTTCTTTGGCTTTCTTCTCGGTGTTCAAATCCTCGGTGAGACGGGTTACCTTTTTCTCGAATTCGGCAACGGTTTTATAGCTTTCTGCCACTGCCTTGTTGAATTCGGCGAGCTTGTCTGCGGGAATTTCAATTCCGAAATCCTTGCAGATTTCAACAATATTCTTCATAAAAAATCCTCCTGTACCGTATTTATCAACCGCCCGTCGGCGGTAATGGATTGAGCCGGGATAAACCTCCGGCGGGGTAGAAATGACGCAGGCGGCGGGGTTTGAACCCGCGAACCCATATTGAAATAATGGAGCTGACCCTCCCAGCTTCCGCCTGCATGTGTATAAAAATTGCCAGAGTTGAAACAAATCAGCTCTGGCAATTTATTCAATTATTCCTTCTCCGCGTTGTACTTCCTAGCCGCAGCGGTAGCTTTTGCGGCTTCGCTGCGATTCCATAGGGCTATCGCGATTCTGTCCGCTCTTTTTTTCTGCCCGGTTTCCTTGCAATAAGCGTTGTATGCTTCATTCTGCTGCTGCAATAAAGCGGATTTCTTGCGGTACTCCTTTTCAAAGCCCGCCCGTTCCTCCTCAGATAGCGCCTTGTCCATGGCTGTCCTCAGTCCCAAAACTTTCCGTTTTGTATCCCTGATTCTCCGCTCCATGGCGCGTTGCTTCTGCTCTTTCTCGTACTGCTTTTTGTTTTCCTCGCTGTCATAATCCTCAAACGGGTTACCTTGCCCGGGGAACCACACTGAAAAATTGTGGCGGCAATTCGCCCCGCACAGCCCCGTTACAGTGCCGTATTGGGTGGAGGAAACGAAATCGGGGTATTCTGTGCTAGGTACTCGGCTATAGATTTTCCCTTGCCACACCTCATGTGTCGGCCTCGCCCCAAGATGGGAAGAAACAATTACAAGGTTTACGCCCATTTCGTCCATTCGCGCAAGCTGTATTCTAGCTGAGCCTTGAGAAATGCCCGTGCGTACAGCCCGCGCCGTGGCAACCTCTATTGTATCCTTGTGTACGCGCTCTGTTCCGTCGCTCCCGATTTTGGTATACTTGATATATACCCCATCGGAAATAAGCCGCTCCACGGCCTCCCTGACGGCCTGCACTGGCGAAATTGCCCCGGACATGGCTTGCATATACGCTTCATCACATAGCCGTGTAAACGTCTCCTGCACCGCATCGGCGGTTGTGGCCGTGAAGTTCTTCCACTCTCCAAGCGTCTGCTCATATGTATCTTGCATAAGCTTTTGGAGATACGGCGATTGTACAAGCGGCGCTGGATTCAGCCCGGCCTCTCGGTATATCGCATCATCGTATTCCAGTGCCTTTACTCCGGCATCCTCCATAGCCGCCGCGATTTCCGTTTGCATTTTCCCGGTAGCTTTTGCAATCTCTTTTTGGATATCGTCCAAGAGATAGCCAAGCTGTTGCAGCGTTTCGATCTGGTATTTATCCAGAGGGGTGAGGATATAGCCATCACCACGCCCGAACCGAATCAGAATGCGTTCTATAATCCGATTCATAATATTCTGGTGCAGTTCTTCCGCAATATCCTCAGCCGGTTCAGCGGCGTGGAGCAGATAAGAGGGGGTAAGCATTGGCTATCCATCCTTTGTTTTTCGGCGCTTTACGATTTCATTATAATGGGGATTTACCCGAATTACATTCCAATCGCATTCAAGCGGAACTTTACCATAAAAAATTACCCATGTGGGGTTTAGCCGCTTTATCATTTCCTCATACCCCTTAAGGAAAAGCCGCTTTGCTTCTGTGTTATTTTGTGTCCCCACGCTGGACACGGAAACAATACCGCCTACCGGCTCACCGTCGAAGCACCAATCATAGGATGATTCATCACTCCAACTGATTGTGGGATACACTGTAAGGCCATGCGCCTGCCAATACGCCGACAGCCAGTGCTTGCGATAGTGATTATAAATCTGCATAGCTAACGGCATATCTGTGTATGTAGAGAAATCAGGCGCACACACGGCAGTAAACCTAGATAGCATTGGGATATACCGATCAGGCGTATTCCAAAATCTGGTAAATTGGTAGTCATCAACGAAAGAATGCAAAATCTTGCCATCCGGATTTTTGCAGCTTTTGGCGTAATTCATCGGGATAAATTCGCCCACCGGGTACGCCTTGACAGGCTCAATCTGTGGTATGCCGTACTTGCCGACCCCGGGGAATGTGAATTTGTCCAGATTTTCAAAGTTAATCATAGATTTCTCCAATAAAAATGCCGCAAGATACATTTCTGTACCTTACGGCATAGCAAGCGCCCGGAGTCGCACCGGAATACCCTGAAAGGGCGTTTTCCTGTATAAACTACTACTTGCTATGCCTATTGTACCATGTTTTCATCACACGCTCAACCATTTTTTGTTCTTTTGTCGATGGTTTTGCGTCGCCTTTTTCATTGTGTTCATAACCCTTGTGGGTGTGTGGCAATTCCGGTTTCCCGTTAATCGTGTGCGGCTTGCCTCGAATGTCCACTTGCTTGAATTTCTTGTTGTGCTTGTCGTAATACGATATATAGCGCGGCTCTCCGTCAGAACCGACGGTCACATATACGCGCCCTTTTGTCATAGTTTCAAGCGGCGCTTTTACCTGTCCGTTGGCTGGCACTAAAAACTTGATATTGCCGGACTGATAAACGCTTTTATACTCGCTCCCATATGGCAAATATGTACCGTCTTTCAGTTTCCGGCCGCCGCTGCTTGCGCCGCGTCCTCCCATTACTTTTTCTTTTTGCGCTCAACGGCAATATAAAGCCGTGTTGCGCCATTGGCGGAAAAACGAACCTCATAGCCACCGGGATATGTTTTTGCTAGTCTCTTGATTGTGGATAAAGCAGACGGGCTTAATTTGCTTGTATCGATATTAAAGCCCTTTCGGTTGTCAAAGTAAGTGTCCCTCACCGGAGTGAGGTCAATGCCAGTCTGCTTTTTTACATAGTCGATATAGGAGCTTTGTACTTTATCTCCGTATGTGGGGAGCTTTTTCGACAAGTCCTCTTTTTGTAGCTTTTCAGAGCCATAGTTATCAAGGGATTTCATGTTCTCCAAAAGGCTCTCAATGCCTCCGGCTTTCTTCGGCGCGGACACAGCCGCCACGCCACCGGCTCCACCTCTACCGCCCATGCTTATTCCTCCCCTCCGAATAGCGTTGGCGTTTTCGGCTGAGCCGCATTTTCCAGCGCCTTTGCCTCCTGCTCTGTGAATCCCTCAAAACGTACCAGATAATACCAGAATGGGACTTTCCCCGCCTGAACATATCCGTACCATCTTGCCTTTTCCTCGTTGGCAGAATATGTGATATCCCCGAAGTCATAGGCCACCTCATACGCGCCAGCCGGTGCAAGGCCGTACAAGTCGGCGAACGCATTCAGCGCGTAAATAAGGCAATCCAGGCAATGTTCCAGGCTATCACGCACAGCTTTAATCGTCTGGATTGTGCGCTGCTGGTCGGCTTCTACTTGCGTCGCCGTCTGAATGCCACCGGATTGATTGAAAACGAAATAGCCGTTTGAGAATCCCGCCTTATAGCCGATCTGGCTAAGCAGGGCGTTCAGCCCCGTAAGTCGCGCATCGGTGTTCAATGTGGGATTGATTTCGTGGTAAATATCGCTCTGTGTGGTTGTATCTCCGTCCACGAGATTGATATAGTTCGGCATCCTCACACGCCCGAGCGCGTTCTCCGTTTTCGCCCTTTCCTTGAAATCAAGCATTCGATCTTTATCCACCATCACAGTTCGCTTGCTATCAAAGATTTCGGCTGAATTTCTGGAATATGCAATATCCAAGTCCCGCAGCTCCTGCACGGCCTCAGAGAATGCAGGCAGACCATAAGGGGAACTGATTACAATATTGTTTGCTTGCGGCATCCGGAATGGCGCGAACAGGGGCTTTTCAATATTCGCCACGGTAGCTTCTTCCGCCAGCGCCGCCCACGGCGTTTCGGAAATGTCAACAGGCTTTCCGGTATCATTCTCCGATGGGCTTACATAGCATTTATTCGTGATTCTGTATGCGCCGCTCTCGAACCGGTGATATTCCAGCCGGGTGAACCACTTATCCCCGGCTCTCTGCTGATTGTAGAAAACTGCGCCGTCAATTTCGGCGTTCGTCACGTGGGTAATATCAAATTTGTTCGGCGTGTAGATATCGATTGTATCCCCGTTTGGCTTTAGCATGATTGTACCGTATGCGCTGCCGTACTCCACCCAAGATTGCAGCAGCGAATACACCCGGTCAACCTGCCATTGCAGCCAGTCGGCACGGGCAGACCCGCTTAACTTGATGCTCGTGCCCTGCATTGTCAGCCGCGCGATTTCGGCGCACACGGACTTTGCGAAGTTCACGGTATCTATGCCGTCTTCTACATCAATCCAGCTTGGGTTTCCCTGATAGATATCGGCACATTCATAAATCCAAGCGTTCATTTGCTCGGATGAAATAGGCTCTATCTTGAAATCTTCCTTTACCCTCGTATCAGAAATCACAGATACAAGCCCTTTTATAGCTGAAATGATACCCATTACGATTCCTTCACTTTCTTTCGCATCACGGAATTACAGAAATACCGTATATCATCCATAGCGTGGTCGTTATCCTTCACTACCGCGTCCTCCGTTTTCTTATCGTCCCATCGGTATAGCCCGAACTCGCGAATGGCATCCGTGCAACACCGGTGAATTTTTATATTCCCGTTCTTGAGATATACCGCCGTTCGCCGAATGCCATCAAGAACGGCGTTGTCCGCCTGCTGGACGCGGAATCCACGGCGTTTCAGGGCGGTAATGAAAGAAGCCGCCGAAGGGTCTATAACCGCCCTCTTGATTTCGTAGCCGTCCGTCAGGTGCTCCACAGCGTCGCAATATTCCTCGTCAGTTTGCTGCCTGCATTCGGCTCTTCCATCGTAGTAATACTCTTTGATTCTTACCGCCTTATTACCATTCACAGCCCACAATCCGCATGAAAATGGGTTCAGGGTGCCGTAGTCGATGCTTATGTAATAATCCGCGAATTCCGGCACTTCATCCGTAATGTTCGCTTCGGAAAAATCGTATATAAGCCCCTCTGCCAGCGTCCATTTCCCCAGAATGTACCTATCATAGAACACCGTTCCGGCATATTCTTTTTTCAGATTTTCAACAAAAGCGGGGGGTAAAAATGGATTATCGTCTATTGTGTATTCTTGGCTGAAAATATCGGCATCACTATCAAGGAATCTCTTTAGCCAGTGGTTGGGATACTGTGGATTGTATGTGCCATCGAAGCAGGAATACTCCTTATCAAGCCGGCTTTTCAGGAGGGCAAAAACTTCCTCCGACCAGTCCGCGACCTCGTCGCCGTAGCAATACTTGATAGACGCGCCGCGAATCTTCGATACCTGAGACACTTTTTCCGCGCCAAGGCAATAGCACTTCTCGCCAAAAATCCATGCTGTATTATCGCTGGAAATCGCCCCAACAAGTTTATCACCGTACAGATTCCGCATAGGCTCTAGCACGTTTCGCTCTATTGTGGATTTTGTAACGCCCAAAATAACGGAAAGCCCATCTTTCCCGGCTCGTTCTCGAATCCGCATGGGGATAATCCATTTGAAATCAAGATATGTTTTCCCGCTTCTGGTCGCGCCGCCCTTGAAATTCCATCGGTGGTTCCCATACCTTGCGAATTCAATCTGTTTCGGGCTTAATAGCATCTCTAAACTCCTTAATTAGCCCATCCAGCTTATTGAGACTATCATTGCCGCTTGCCGTGTTTCTTGTGGCCTTATCGACAATAATCCCGAAAGATGTTGCAATCTGGCTTAATGTTGCGGCTGAAATCTTTTCGGGGTCTGTGAGCGCTTTCAGATGCAAGGTGATTGCTTCTTGCATCGCCTTTTTTTGCGATTCCATGTACGCCATCATGTCGGCGGTATTCTCTTCTTTTTTTTCCTGCACTTTTTGGGCGATATCCGGTGAAGCGCTGACAATCCTTTTCACAGTCTGGTGAGTTACGCCATGCTTTTTTGCAACGGCGCTGTACGACTGCATTTCTATCCAGTCGGCAATTATTCTTTTTTTCTTCCGATCTGTAATCCTTGCAGCCATAGCACCACCGCTCATACAAAATAATTGGCGCGAGGCCGATTTGAACGGCCTTCTGTTGGGGAGAGAGCGCCCAACTCGCTATCTGCCGCGCCATGCAAAAAGAGGCTCAGGAACAATCCCAAGCCTCTTGCGCTTTTTCTTTTTTACCAGTATAGCACATTCAAACTGAAAAATCGTCTCATTTTTTTCTCATTTTTCAGCTTTCAGTCTGCCCATACAGACATAGCGTGAAATGCCGTAGTGCCGAGTCCCGGCGGCGGTAAACCTGAGCTTTTTCAACTCCAAGTTCTTCACACAGGGCATCGACGTTGCCTCTAGCCGGGCTTATGTAGAATCTGCTCAGTATCTTCTTTTCATCGACGCTAAGCGATTCAAGCCCGGAATCCACAAGCGACACCCATTTTCTCGCCTGTTCCAGCGACCGCGCCAGTTCCTCACGGTGAACGATATTCGATAGCATCGCATCTTCCCGGCCGGAGCCACCGCCGCTTACCGGCGTACCGTCAGCCGTGGCGCTTCGGATACTCTGCATAGCGGATTCCAGCCGCGCCATTTCTTCGGGAATGCTTTTCAGCGACTGTTTCTTTGCGCTGTACTCCTTTAGCTTTTCAATGGCCTCATACTTCCAGTTCATTCCGTTCCTCCTTGTGTATCTTATTAAATCCCTGTATAGATATACGCAATACACACAAGATATAAGATTATATTTAATATATACTATACAGGGATAAAGCTATAATATTAAATTCCGTCTCCTGTTCTCCGTTTTCTCCCTCCTTTCGGTACAATCCTTCCCAGGCGGGCAAGGCCGCTTTCCCCCGCAGACAAATATGTAATTGCAGCACCGGCTGCCTTCGTAATATCCGAAGAAATACCGGCACCCGACGCAATACTTCCTGTCGTCCCTGTATTCCACATTACCATCCCATTTCCGTCACAGGGTAATCCGCTGCTGTGCTGTATATTCTGTCCACGCGGCTTCCTGCTTCTCAAAATATTCCTTGTCAATTTCCGTTCCAACAAAATCCAGATCGAAATCATACGCCGCCCGCCGGGAGCTACCGCTGCCAAGGTGAGTATCCAGAATCTTGAACCCCGGCTTCGTGTAGTGGGCGTATATCCATCGGTATAATTCTTCCGGCTTTTGAGTTGGGTGGAATCTGCCCGCTATACCCGCAGATGACATTTTGATAACTTTTGCGTTATCGTTGAAACTGCACCAGGCATATTCCGCCATTGCCATAGAAAAGTTTTCCGGGATATTTGTTTTCAGCCAGACCAAAAAGCATCTGTTCGGTGGGAGCTGGAAATAGTTCCCACCCCATATGATTTGCTCCTTGCTCACCCGGAAAAGCTCATTGAAATAGTCCTCGCCGGGGGCATAGTCCCAGCTCGTGATTTTTTTCCGAACTTTGCCGCCCACTTTCCTCCCGTCCGGGCAATCTTGCAGGTACCTGTCAAAGCGTCCACCGAAGCGGGTGCCGCTGACGAACTCCCCCCCCCCCGCTTCCATACGGCGGATCGACTACAGCCAAGTCGAAATATTTATCCGGATGCTCCCGCATGATTTCCATGCAATCAGCGTTAAGCGCAATGTTCACATCGTGCCACCTCTTTCCGCTTTCCTGTCACGGTATCTCCTTTGAGCGGCTCTCTGAGCGTGGGCTTTCTGGCACTCCAAACTGCAATAGATTTTCTGCTTGATCTTGCCCTGCGTGAATTCCTTCCCGCACTGGGGGCAGACCTTAACAATGCCCCGTGGGGCTTCCACGTCCTCCACATTGGCCTGAATTGGCGGGTGGCATCCGTGGATTGCCATGTACTTCCCGTAGCTCGTCCCGGCCTTCTGGGCGGCTATGGAGCACAGGGTGAGATAGTCCGGTTCCTTGCTCATGTTCCCTGCCCCTCGCATTCCGATTCTTCCACGTACTTTTCCCCGCCTTTAAGGTACTTGTGCCCCTCGTCGGTTTTGCACCATTCTATATATGCATCCCAGATTTCTTGCGTCAAAACCTCGGTGTGGCCGAACATCAGAGGCACGATGATTTCCCTGTGATTTACAAATAAGTATTGTTGGAGGCTCTGCGTCAGTTTAATCATTGTCTGCTCTCCTTTTACAAATTCTTACAATATCGGCAATGTAGTTTGCCTCGTTCCGGGAAAGCAGAAGCTTCCCCATCAGAAGTTTGATAAAGCGTTTACGCGTCATGCGTAGCTTTCCTCCCCTTTTTCTTTTCTGCAATCCGTTTTTTCTCCGCTTCTTTCAGGGCGTTAAACACCATGATGTAAATACCCATTGTGTAGTCAGTGTCCACCGGAATCAGCGGAGCGATAAAGTGCCAGCAGCCCATGTAGGTGAGTTCATTGCTCATTCTTCGGCCTCCAGTATTCTCACGTAACTGCAAAAATCGCTTTCTAAATGCCCTCCGTGCCAAATCTCGCACCCGCCATACCGTTCCAATGGGTCGCCAAGCTTGCGGGCAGCCTTGCTCCCATATGGTTTCCAGTTCTCGCATTCTCGGCACCGGACTACAGGGACGGCATCCACGGTATCAGCCTGATTTATCATCATCACAATGTTTTCCACTGTCAAATATGTGGTGCTACATCCTGTACAAAATGCTACAATTCTGCGGTGAAGCCCGTCTGCATCAATCAGCCTCATAAAAATCCTCCTTCCTCGGCATCTCTTTCAGCCAGCGTCTGACGGCAAAGAACCGAATGCGTGACGGCTGATTCTTCGCCCACCGCTCGATAGCGGCGGCGTAAGCGATTCTAGCGTTAAGGCGCTGGCGGTGTTCCTGCTTTTCACTCATTTCTCTGCACCTCCTACGCAATCATGAAAAACAGCTTCCAGATTAACGGGTGTTTCCGGATTTGCTCCGCCAATCTTACAGCACATACAGCGTTGACATTTTCCCAATTCCCGGTATCGATCACATACCCGCTGGGAGAAATAAGGAAATCCTGAATCAGGACGGAGAAATCAAAACCGCTAAGCCAGCCTTGACTATACGCCTTTTCGATTGTCCCTTTTCTATCGCGTTCGTACATCGATCATTCCTCCTTCGGCAATTGTGGAAGCGGCATCCAGTGGGTGACCCGTGGCGTAATTTCCATCCTTTTCTCGCAAGAAAGCCAATCAGCCCCATTCCAGAACGCTTCTCTCGTTACTGGTTTTCCGTCATACCAATGCTTCACAGCGACTATATAGCAGCCCCTTTCTTCTGGCATTCTCTCACTGCACGGAATCCACCTTGTCCGCTCCAACGCCTCCATGCCCATTCGGCAGGCTTCGTTCACCTCGTCCATGCCGTCGTAATGCTCCCGGTGTTCCGGGTCAAGGATTTCAATTGCTCGGTCAATCGTCATCGGTTTCATCCTCCAGATCCATTTTGCATCCACACCCCGGGCAGTAGTTGTACCCCAGCAGCTGCACATCCTCGTCAACCTCAAAGCACCATTCTCCGCCGCAGGCAGAGCATTGGATTGTTACAAGACTGCTCCAATCATCGTCGGTTCGCAACCACTCCCCATGCCGCACCGGCTCCACATCGGCGGCGGGAAGCCCCTCAATTTCGATTGCAATGCAATCTGCCAACCCAGTGTGCCGCCCCAGCGCAGAGCCATTCGCAAGCCCGTACTTTTGGGCAATTTTTACCGCCGCCTCCCGGCTAATGTAATCACTCATTTCAATTCCTCCACATAGCACCAACTCTGGGGCGGACGTCTGATTGTCCTACCGTCACAATCCATTTTGGTGTAGTTGTAATAAGGGCCGCACCCGCAATCCGCCTCAACCTTACATAGCCCCTTGAATGCGCTCAGTGGCTTCGGTGTATCGTATATTTCCAGTTTGGAAATGTGCCACTTGTACAAATCCTTGCAATCCCACCATTTTTTGCCTTTCCATCCTGCATAATCTTTAATCTGCTCTGATGTTAGGCTGGTTTCCAGCAAGGCTTTTTCTGCATCCTCCTTTACGATAAAACTTTCTGCCATAAGCGGGCGGATATTGTCACACACGAACTCCGCTACAACCTTCCCGTTCCCTAGGGTGTGATTCTCCGGTTGCTTCTCGAGATTGGCGCACGCCGCTGCAAGCCCATAATAATCCCTTCTGATTTTCTTGCGCAGCACCCACAGTCTGTCATCCGCGTCTGCGCCCTTTGTGCAGTAGATATAGCACTTAAACGGCGTTTCCAGCTTCGGCTCTGTTTTTCTCAATTCCAGCGTCTTTTCACCGCTCAGAATCTTCTCCACCCACTCCGGGCGGATACTGATTAACACCGCCTTGCCCATCAGTAGCTCCCTCCCGTATCCATCGGAATCCCGCCCTGTGCCGCACCGATCATCAGACGAACCGTGTCAAAGCTATCGTCATAGACGGAGCTGTCCCCGTCTCGGTGCCAAAAACACGTTTCTCCCCCGAATGCAGTGATAGACGAAATATCGTCCAGGTTTAACAGATACGGGGCGTCGCCTTTGTGTACCTCGATAAATTTAGCCATTGTCAGCCCTCCTGTTCCATGCTTCAGCAGCTTGTTCTTCCGTGTCGTAAATATACACACCGCCCAAAATCCCGCCATCGCACTCATAGCTTGCAATCGGGCATCCCGGGTTTTCCTCGTGAGCGTGTTGAAGCATAAAGCCAAGCCCACTATAAGGGCGTTCTCTGTATGCCTCGTCATGCAGATTCCCTTCGTCATCACACAGAACGAGGCCAACTTTACCGCCGCAAAGCGGGCAGGGCTTCAATTTGGTTTCGTCCATTGTTATCTCCTTTCCACCCGGGTTGCCCCGGGCTTATCGCTTGTTTTCATTCTCCCAAAAATCTCCACTCCAAAGCTATCCATGCAAATTCATAGGGCAAAGACCCTTTCCGGAACTCTTGCGCAATCCTGTTTGCATTGTTCCGCTTAACGCCTTTCGACATGAGCAGCTTAACAAATCGTTTCTTGGCCATTTATCCAGCATCCTTTCCAGATTCAGCAGCTCCTGCCCACTATTCGCATGGCAGGCCACCCCACTGTTCCGCCATAGCTTTTGCAATACCGGGGAAGGTCTTTGAACGAGTTTTCTGATCTCGTTCTTTTCTGCCCTGGAATCTGCGGTAGTTTCCGTGAGCGTCCTTGCATCCACCATTTACATACGGTTCGTGATTGGTAACGATTTGCGTTGGGTAAAGTTTTGGCAGCCCTTTCAGCCACAAGCAAGTCCGCTTACTGTAGGGGTGGCCAAACTGCCACGGCTGAATTGCCTGAGTATACGGTGGCAAATCAACGATTTTCATCGGCGTTGGATTCTCCACGGCAATCCTCTGGCAGTCAGCATTCAGAAATTGCAGGAAGAACGCTTTCGCTTCCATCGCCTTTTGATACCGTTCCGGCACGATCTCACCGTTTACCCGCATTCTGACTGCCCCTGCGTTGGTCAGGTATGTACAGGGTGGGTGTGCAATGAGCAAGTCCCACTTGCCGTCAATGTGGTGCATTGTGCCGTCCATTGTCAGGAATGAGCAGTTCCCATTGACCAGGGCAACGGCATCCCATCGGATATGCCACTCAGGGTGTCCGCCGCTTGGTTCTTGGGTATCGCAGGAATATGCCTCATGTCCCCGCGCCCGGAACGCCTTGCACACGGTTTGCGATTCCTCGCAGGCTACAAGCACTTTCATTTCTCGCTTTCCTCCACCGGGGAGCGGAGCCATTTCAGCCAGCAGTTAGTACATGAGCATATATCATCCGGGGAACATCCTTGGCGTACAACAAAGTCAGCCAGCTCCTCATCCGTCATAGCCCGGATTCTGTCACCGTTGGTTTTCGGCTTCACTTTTCGCTGAGATTCAAGCTCCCACTTTACTTCAAGCGCATCCTGAAAACAATTGGCCGCATCATGAAGACCAGCGGCCCATACCTGGTGCATCATTTCCATTTCCCACGCCCTTGGGTCTGGGCAACACCCATTTTCTCCACGCTCGTGGTTTACGGGGCTTGGCGTAAGCTGTTCTACAACGTTGCTCATTTCCCATTTCCTTTCTGTTTTCCTTTATTCCCCCGAGGGACTTTCCCCCACCGGGGCGGGGTGCAATTCCGCTTTATTGGGTTGAAACAGCCGTACATTTTCGCCTTGCTCATTGAAAATCCTCCATACTTGTCTGCCCCGGTAGCACATCGTACTCCATCCACCAGCGGAACACATCTTCTGCGGTAGTCCAATCTTCGGTAGCCCAAGCCGGTTCCTTGTTCCGCCGTCTGCGTTCCTCCAGCATCCTATCGAACGCACGCAGATAGAGATTTTTGTACTTCGGCCACCGGGTGAACTCGGTTTCCCGGCCTTTTCTGCCAGCCAGGGGGCATCCGATACACCCAACCCGGCATTGCCCCTCGGCGTATAGCGGGTTCATCGGGACTTTCGCATCTTCTAAGAAGCCGTACACATCCTTGTCTGCCCAGTCGATAATCGGGTTTACAACTCGTTTTGCTTTCAGGCGGCAGTTTTCAAAAAGCATTCGCTTTTCGTCATTGTCGTTGGCTAGAATGATACGTTCTTGCTTCGTTTTTCCTAGTTTTTCGTATATTCCACGGTTATTTTTCCGGGATACAGATTCTGCCCAGCGAACGCCGGTGCAGATAAACCGTCCCGCCCCTCCCGTTTCTTTGAGAACAGAACAGCAATACCGAACAAGCCGGGTAGGAGGCATCAGCTTTTGTGGAATCAGGCTCCACATGGACACCCTCTGCCCCTTGTAAGTCGGCATGTTCACGGTGCATTTGTAGCCCTTTTCTTCAAGTCGTTTGAACTCGTTTCGGACGAATCTAACCGTTTCTGGGGCATCAGCCGTGGTGTGGTTGTGCTGGAACTCGCAGGGGATGCCGGAACGCACCGCAAGCTCGGTGATAACCCCGGAATCTTTGCCGCCTGAAATGCAGATCACCAAAGGCTGCTGGTAGGCCGCCAAAGACATTTCAGAGGCGGCTTTCAGACGCTCGATTGCCATCTGCTCCAAGTCATTCATTCTCAAAAACAATCCCCTCTCTCACCAAATCCGGGTGCTCATACCGGAAAAATTGGCGTTGTTTTTTGTGGTTTCCAATTGATTTCATGATGTTTTTATTCCAGTTATCGATGAAATACGTTTCCCATGCCTTGCAGCCGTCCCCGTTGGTGGGGCAATCGTCCCGCGTGCAGTTCCTGCAAAAGGGGCTCTCCGAATTGATGTACTGGCCAGGGCGTTCCTTTTCCTTGTCTACTTCGTTTTTCATACTCCACCGCCTTCCGGTAGCTTTTCAAATTCCATCTTCCCGGCCAGCTCGGCGATAAAGCTCTTTACCGCTCCGGGGAGCTTCTGGTAATCGTCCTCCCGCTTCTGGCACACTTGGAACGATCTCTGGAAATTCGATGCAACCACGGACTGCACCGTTTCTGCGTCCATCAGCGCCCATTCCTTGAGCTGGGCGGGGCTTCCCACAGTCCGCTGTACCGCCGGTGGCAGCTTCCGGAACTCGTCATCTGCGCCGTACACGCTGTTTCTCAGTGCACCGGCAACCAGCCCCCATGCCTCCATCTGGGTCATCTGCTGAGGCGACTGCATCCGATGGAGCATATCTTTCAGCTTCCCGATGGTGGGCATAAAGCCGCCGGTATCCGTCGCTATGTACGCTTTTGTAGCGGCGGCAACGGCCTCAAATGGCTCCTCGGAGAACATATCCGCCCAAAGATTGACTTTCACGTTTGCCGCCTCTTTGGACATTCCCCGGAAAGAATCGGGATAATTTGCCTGTAAAAGCGTGAGAATCTGGTATGCTTCCTGTTTATCCATTCCCAAATTCCTCCCTGTACATCTCCGCCAGACGGTCAACGCCGCTGGTGTAGCCGCCCGGCTTCTGGTTTGCCGCAGGTCTAGCCGAATTCTGCTCCCTGGAGAGCCAGGAGTTGACAAAGCGCATGATCCCGGCTTTTGTTTTCCTGTTTTTGGGATTTGCCAGAAGCCAGCCACGCATACTCCGCAACTGCTGAGCTACATCCACGGCGGGATACAGGCCGGACAACTCGGCAACCATCTCCACGGAAATCTCAAAATCCGTGCCGTCAACCAGCGGAAGCACCGCCGCAGGCGGGGGGCTGCTCGGCAGCTCGCCGCAAACCTCCGAAGGAGGTATATTATCCTTTGCCTTTTCCTTTGTCTTTGTCTTTTCCTTTTCCTTTGTCTTGGTATCGTTCGTACACGGTTGTTCGCCATCGTATACGTCCGTATTCCATCGTTTTCGGATGTTGTCGGAATTTTTCTTACACCGGCTGTCGTATGTTGCCTTATCTCGGTCTATCTGTGCTTTCAAAGTTGGAAATACGAATCTTTCATTACCACGGAGTTGCGGTGCTTCGCCCGTCTTGCTGTATATTAAGCAAGCCGTGAAAAGCCTCCCCCTCTCCGTGTCATTCAGTTCCTCCATACTGTCCAGATAACTGTGATAAGCGCAGAAATATTCAATTGCCATTATCTAATCCTCTTTAATGATGGAGTACCGCGCAAAGCACGTCCGCTCCCCGTATCGGTTTTTCCCGGTGACGGTTTCGCTCTTGATAGGTACGCCCTGGGCTTTCAAGTCCCAGATTCTAGCGCCCAGCCTGTAACAGCCGTACTCGGTAACAGCCTCGGCCTGGGTGATACTCCCATAATCCTGCAAATGCCGCAGGATACGCTCACACTGTGTCACGGGGCGCCTCCTCTCCGGTAAGACGAACCGCCACGCATGGGCGGGTGCCGTACCGCTTGCAGACTGTGGCGTCTGTGATAGCTGCATCATCCTTGTAGGCGATACCGTTCAGGGCATCACACACAATCTTGCCTATGTTGTCCCAGTCGGGTTTCACCATGGGAAGAATCTGATTGTCAATCGCTTCGGCCTGCTTGCGCTTGCTCCACGAATGGGGAACGGGGTAGATTGCCGCAATGTCAACCCGGATAGTGCCGGTGAACTTTGCCCCGTGGGCTTCGCACTGGTATGCCCATGCCACCAGCTTTTCATAGTCCTTCGTTTTCTTTGGGGTGTATGTCGCACCGTCCTGGGTGAAGCGGGGGCGCTCCTTCCCTTGCGGAACGCCGGGAATCGTAAATTCAATCGTCACGTTTTCGCTCCTTCCTTTGGAGTTGTCGGTTTAACCTCCCACCGCCAAGGGAAAATGCAAACTATACTGTCAATCTTTTTAGGGAAAGATTGCTTTTTCCGGCCTAGAACGGCAATTGCGCATCTTCGTCTTCCAGCGGCGTAAAATCGCCGGTATTGCCGGAATAGGGGGTGGAGAAATCGCCGTAGGAGGGCGCAGGCTCACCTCTGAGGGGCTTATCGCTGGGCAAGGTATATTTGCCATCCTCCACGCTATCCACGCTGATAGCCCGGAAGGGGCGCACTGCCCAACCGGATTTTCCGTTATACTCCCACTGCTCGTTCCGGAACAGAATGCCGATTTCCTTCTTTGCAAGGGAATTTTCGTCCCAATCCCAGGTATATCCCCTGTTGGATTCTTCAACGGAGGTAACGAAACCCTTAAGGATGGATTTCGTCCATTCGTCCTTATCGCTGCCGTCATTTTTGGGCAACCACAGGCGGAGAACGCCCTTCCACTTCTTGTCCTCCCGCTGATTCCGCTTGAAATCCTCATCGTAGTACCCGGCAAACTCACCGGCGGAGATATCAAACAGCACGCACAGTTGGTCGCCGTAGTCGTTGCGCTGCACCGCCGCCCGCTTGATCGTGCAGACGTAAGCCCCGAGGGGCAGCTTCTGACGGTCGCTGAATGCCTGTACGTTGTTCCAGTTGCTCGGTTTGTTAATCATTTTTTTCAGTTCCCTTCTTGTTTAATTCGTAATATTCCCGAATGGCGGTATCCACGGCTTTCAGATCGTTATCGATCTCAGCCGGGAACATGTCCACAGGAGATTTGCATGTGGTTGTGCCGTCGCTCTGGGTCACGAAAACGTGTTTTTTCCCGTCCGTATAGCAGAGCAGGACAATGGAGAAAAGTCCCTCCAAGGTCAGCTGGTTGTCCAGCATCTTGCCAAGCGTCTTAGCCCGGGTCTTTCCGGTGTTGCTGTCCTGGTCTGTATGGTGCAGGAAATAGACAATCACGTCCGGTGGGGTCTGGGTGATAACGAACTGCACCAGATTGTAGAAGTGCAGCGCCATGTCGGTATACTTGCCGTAGCCGGTTTCTTTCGCTTTGGAAAAAGCCTCGAAGCACATGAGGTACTGGCTATCGTCAATCACGAACGCCTTTTTAGCGCTATTCTTGATTGCACCCATAATCTTGCCGTAATCGGCGGTATTTGCCACAGGAAGCTTTTTTCGGAAGGGGAGCGGCTTCCCTGCCACGTTGATAACGCTGACGTCGTTAGGCTCAAAGTTCCGCAAGCTGGCAGATTTGCCGCTGCCGGACTCCCCCAAAATCAAAACTGGAATGCCAATAAGTCAGCCCCCCCTTATCTGATTCTCAGGCTCTCGCCACGATCTCCAAGAGTTGCAAACGGGAGTTCATTCCCTTGTGCCAGATACTCCCGGATTTTGGCAAGATCAGGCGTTCCGGGCTTGAGCCATGCCGCCGGAACCTCGTCCAGCAGCTCCACAGGCTGAGCGCCGCCGTTTTTCTGAATATTGAAAGAGAATAGCGCCGTCTTGAATTTCGTCCGGCCTGTGGCCTTCATGGTATCAAAAAGGCGCTGCTTCAACGCCTTTTGACGATTGTTGATAGAGGCTTTCCGCTCCTGTAAGCGCTTGATTTCAGTATCGATCTGGGCGGTATCCCCATCCATGCTCTTGATGATCTTTGCGTAACTATCGGCCTTTGTATCCATATCGGCCTCGATCATCTCGATGGTATCGAATACGGCCTCTTCCGGGATTTCTGGGTCGAGGAGCATTTCAAATACGTCCTGCCATTCCTTGCTCATTTCGTACAAAGTTATCATGTTGACTTTCCTTTCCCAATTTGATATACTGTTAGTGATAGAGTTTTTATATCGCTTGCCGTCCCCGGTGCTGTAACATCGGGGGCGGCTTTTTATCGCCCTCTGATGCAACGTCCGATACCGGCACCCATCAGGATAGCGCACACCCACATTGCGGGAACTGCCGCCGTGTCTGCCAGCAAATCGGCTTGCTGCCACCAGAAAAGCACCAGATTCAGCCCCGCATAGGGGCAAACACGGAAAACGCATTCCCTGATACTGAACGGCTTCCGGTTCTCCGGCACCGGCTCCCACCGGGCATCCATTGGTTTATTCCTGCTTGCCATATCATCACCCCCTGACCTTATGGTTCTTGTGGACTACATCGAAAAGCTCCACGTTTTCATCGTCAAACGCCTTGCGTTCCTTCGTTTCCATGCCCAGGGATTCCCGCAACTCGACGTTTTCTTCCCGCAAGCGGCGGAATATCTCCGCCATGGTGCGAAGCTGGGCAACCTCGTTCGGCATCATTTGGATTTCTCCTTGTAAGGCTTCAAATCCCGGTCATCCACGAACTGGGATTTCTTCCCGAGACAATAGATATTATCCACGGCGCCTATTGCTTCCAGCGTAACAATATCCCCTATTGCAAAGCTATGACGCGGGATATAGCGTTTCTGTACAACCACAAACTTGTCTCCAACCTTGGGCTCGCCCTGTTCACGCTGGCTCTCCTTTGGCTTGTCCTCCTTGCGCTTCTTCTCAAAAAGCCGCTCAACGGCGACCCTTGCGCCCTCCGCTCTGCTGTAGGTATCTTTCGGATTGCACCGGGCTTCTGCGGTCTTTACGTCCCGCCCGCCACGTTTCAGCGTGGCCGTGGTAGTCATCCCGTCAAAGCGGAGTTCCACGGTGTATTCCCGCTCAGGCTCTGCAAGGCCAGAAATCCAGCTTTCAGCGAAGTTCCAATGGAAAACTTTACGAGGAAGATCCATCGAAAGGTTTCCAACTGTTGCTTCTTTGAAGTTGTAGGTGGAAAGTCCATATGGTCTTTCCCGCACATTTATTACGGTTAAGGTCTTGCCAAGGTATTTTTCCATCGCGTCGGTGAATCCGATAGCGTTTGGGTTCTTGCTCACAATCCGCACCTTATCCCCAACTTTGTATTTTGCCATAAATAACTCCTTTCAATTTCGGCATTCTGCCGTAGATTTCAAATCACTGCAATTCCCTTGCAAACGCCCGTATCTCCTTCTCAGAGTACCCCAGGGTTTTCAGAATCACTGCCGGGTTGGGGTGTAGGGTGGTCACCAGCTTTCGCAGGACGCTTACCCGCATTTCGGTTTTTCCTTTTTGGTAGTTCAGTAGATTTTGGTATCCCTCGCCGATTCTTTTCCCAAGCGCCGACGCATTATCGCTCTGAATCCCCGCCAGGGGACAGCAGCGGTCGATTTCCTTCCAGAAATCCTCCACTGCGTAGCGATCGGCATACTGCCGGATTCTAGGCATTGTCTTTCCCCTCGCTCTCTTTATCTGCGGGCTTTACCTTGGGGGCAAGGATATTCGCCATATCCACCAGCCCCTCAACGTAATCCTGGCCTTTTACAGCCGCGATATTTTCGAGAACGGTCACGATTTTCTCAGGCATTTTCATTTCCTCCTTTACTAAATTTTTCAGTCAAGCTGAATGCCAGCTCCCCGATATTTTCTTCACCGCCAAGCCCCGTCGAGCAATTTCCGGGTGGTCGTGCCTTTTACATGGGGATGGATACCCAATACCCAGAGCCATAAAAGCGGGGGCGCTCATATTGTCACGGTGTTTGCCCTGCCATCATCAGCGCCGGGTGGGCGGTTCCGGCGGACGGTCTTTTCAGACCGTTTCGGCTATTGATAAATGATTTTTGCCGTGCTACAATCACCCAGAAGGGTGGTGATTACATGCGCAAAAAGAAAGCGGATAACGGCAAAATCAGTGTATACGATCTGTTTCAGGCTCAGCGGCGAGAAGCCCGGAAGCAAGATAGAAAAGAATACATGAAAGAAAACCGTTTTGAAATTATCCACGTTACTCTTTCAGCAGCTTCCATTCTTATCAGTGTCGCTTCGCTGATTATTTCGCTTTCTCGATGATTCCGCCAATCCCCTGACGCCGTATCCAAGCGAATAGCAGGCAAGCGCGATTCCGATTATTGAAAGAATCATGGATGCGTCCATTTACACCCTCACCCCCTCCGTGAATGCTCGTATTTATTCTTGTGATTTCGTTTTTTCTTTGGTTTCTTTTTTCGCTTCGGCGTCTGAAACCGTTTTGTTTTCCCTGTGAAATGTGTGAAAGTGTTGGACGCCATCGGCGATCACCTCCCGTTATCTGGTTTGCTAGGCTTGTTTGTGTTGACCTTGTAAACACATAATAGCACCGTTTTGCCTCTTTGTCAACACCTAATTTCAAAAATTTCCTTTTCCTTGTTGACAAAGTAAACAGATTGCGGTATTATATCATCAAGGAGGTGAAGCAAATGCAAGACCGAATTAAACAGGTACGCCAATCAGAAGGGCTTACACAAGCGGAGTTCGCCGAAAAGATAGGGCTATCCAGAAATTACATTGCTATGATTGAGATCGGCCAGCGGGAACCCAGCGACCGCACAATATCCGATATCTGCCGCATCTTCGCCATCCAGGAGGAATGGCTGAGAACCGGAACTGGAGAAATGCGGCCGCCGATGACCAAAGAGGAAGAAATAGCCCAGCTTGTGAACGGAGCCATTAACGGTTCTAGCGAGTTCAAGCGGGCAGTTATCAAGATGATTTGTTCCCGGACGGACAGCGAGCTGGAAGCCCTGGAGGCCGCGCTCCGAAGCGTATACGAAAATCTATAAAAAGAGCCGGGGCGCTTACCTGAAACGCCCCGGCTCTATGTACATTCGCTATTTTAAGAATCCACGCACAAACCCCCGCACCTGATAAAGATAGCCCAATGGCAGCTTTCGCAGTTGCTCCACAATCCACGCAATAATTTCCTCTCTGGTCTCCATATTTTGTCCCTCCATTGTATATTTATAAACGTTTGTTTGATTACATAGCGTATAATAGCACGTCATGTGTCCAATAAAATGGACTAATTAGAAAAATGCACAAAAATTTTTCTTTTCGTTGAAATTATTTTCTGGGCGTGGTATTATTTTATTGTAGAATTTTAAGAAAAGAGGTATCTACTATGAAAAAATTGATTGCTTTTCTGATTTGCATATCCCTGTTTCTAACGGGGTGCGGTGCGCCCACGGCTGAGACGCAGCCAGAGACCACGGAGGCCACGCCTACAACGGTAGCCACGGAAGCACCCACCGAATCGGAGACAGAAGCGCCCACGGAAACAGATGGCACACAAGAAGAAAGCACAGCCGGTGAGTTCCCAGTCTCCGCCGAAACCGCGGCTGTACTAATCGAATCCACGCTGAAAGATAGCTTTGAAAATGTGAGCGTCACGTGTGATGGATCTACAATCGTTATAGATATTTGGCAAACTGGTATCGCATATGGCGTATCAGAGGCCGTTTCTGGGAACAGCGAGTGCATCGAATCTTGGAATACGCTCGTAGAAAATATAACCGGGCTATCTTCCGCCGCATTGGAGATGGCAAAAACAATCGGCGTTCAAGATGCCTCCATTTTGCTCAATATTAAAAATGATCTGAATCCCGAAAATGCACTTTTGACGGTTTTCAATGATACAGTGATATATGATGCCGTAAACTCTAAATAAGTTTCAATGTCCATCACTCCCGGAGTATTCCGGAGTGGCCGCTATGCGCATAGCGGCGGGGAACGCTTTAGATATGCCCCGCCACCCGTGCCACAAGGTGACGGGGCTTTGCCGCCGGTAACGACGTGTGTCCCTTGCCGGTTGCAATATCACCATAGCATTTTCAGCATGGAAAAGTAAACCACACATTTGATTCAACCAGAATCAAATATGCATAATCCGGAATCAAATTTGAATTTAATAGGAGGGCGAATTATGGATTCAAAT